CAGCCGACTCCACTACCCTGTCCCACCTGACGCTCTCTCGGTATACGTGGTTGGTGTCTTCCATGCCGTCTATTGCGAACACGACTTTTCCAGGCGATAAGAGACTCGCTAGATCTCGCCACCATGTCTTACTCCTGCCACCGCCGTTGGTGTACATCATCAGGTTAATCCTGAAGTTCTGGTCCCTGAAGTACTCAAACACCTCTAGGGTATCGCGCGCCATGATAGGGTCGCCGAAGTTCCCGCACATGTACATCTTTTCTAACTGCGAAATGAACCGCGGCTCGAATATAGAGGAACACTGCTCGAGCGTCAGCTCAGAGTTTTTTAAGTGCCTGTTGAAAGCGCCAGAAGAATCTGTTCTAGCGCACATGGCACACCCAGCCTGGCACTTCTCAGTTATCTCGAGGTGCACCGTTCTGATGTCTTCATAGGAGTACATCAGATATCGCGCGGCGTCGATATTGGGTCGTAGGGAACGTCTCGAGGATCTTTCTTTGGTGCTCGCTCTTCTTTCTGAAAGAGCATGACCTGATACCACCCTAGAAGGGCAGTCAGGTTAGCACACAGCGTCGACCACTCACCACTGTAGATAGAGCCGATCAGGTTAAAGCCCGTTACGGCCATGATTGCATATGTAAGCTGCAGCGACGGTATCATGCTGTCCTCACTTTAAAGTTGAAGAATTCTCCGCCGCGGTTCAGCTTCGACACGGCGTCTACCCACTCGCGGGCATCGCGCTCGTCGACGAAGTGCAGACGATCCTTTACAGTCAACCCGTTCAGGCGACCCTTCTTCAACAGCTTCTCAAACTCAACCACGTACTTGTATGAACCAGGATAAACAGTAGACATTCCATTCACTCCATTGCTATAGATCTATTATACCACAGTTAGAAACTATGTCAACAAGAGAATTGGTGCGCCGGGAGGGACTCGAACCCCCAACCAGACCGTTATGAGCGGCCGGCTCTAACCATTGAGCTACCGGCGCAGAATTCTTAGTCCTTTACGATCTTCTGAATATATTCTTCAAACTCGCTATGGATCGAGAAGTAGGAGATCACTCGCTCGAAGCCCTCGATCGTTTTCCAGTGCTCTTCGCGAGAATTATAGGCCCTAATTTTTAGGTTCCATTCGCGGACCAAACCCTCGTAGCAAGTCTTGAGTTCCTGCAATACGATAGCGTCGATCTGCTCAATTTCTAAATCGATGGTCACGGTGTTCTTATTCATCTCTTCACCCTTTCGTATAGGTATTTATTACGCTACGCTCCACTCGTAGTCGTCGATCGTCATGATAGCTTCTGAACCGTCGTACTCGTCGATGCGGTACTTGGTGCCGGGCTCCAGCTCGACGATGCCGAGCTCTGCAAAGTCGCCGTTGGCAGCTTCTCCGAGTTCCTCTACGACCTGCACTAGGACTGGGTCGGTGCGGTCCATATCGCCGTCGTACCAGTACTCAGGCGTGGGCTCGCCCTTGAGCTCCCAGTAGCGATCAGCTGCCCGCTTTGAGAGGCCGAAGCCCCCAAAGCACGAGTTGTATACGATCTTGGTCATTATGCTGCCTCCGCAAATTCAATTGCCGTTTCAAGTGCCTTCAGCTTGCGCTGACGATTGCCGCCGAACCAGGCCGACTGCATGCGAGTGTCGACGCTGTGTCCGAGAACGTGGTCGGTAGTGTAGGTGACCGCGTTGAATGCCTGCCACCAGGTACCCTTGCCGAACTCAGCTCCAGGCTGAGTCTCGAGTGCCTCGAAGGCCTGAGTAGCAGGTCGAGACATGACGGTGTTGTCTTTCTTGGTCAGCGCAGGAAAGACGTTCATCAGGTAGTCGATGACTGTATCTGACGTGAAGGTCTTGCTGGCCAGAAACTCTGCCGCTTCCTTGTAGGTACCGAGCGACTTGCGGGCGATGCCGAGAGTGCGCTTGACCATCTCAGCGTCGAAGGCGCGACGGTGGTTTAGGCGTACCATCATGTCGTTCTGACCTGCCAGCGACATCGTCAGAGTGTTGTTGCAGACGACTCGGATGGCAGTGAATCGGATGTCGATGCACTTGCCGTACTGGTGAGGGTTCGAGAAGAGAAGGTAGGGCTCGATGCGGTCGTCGCCGAGGATCGTGAATGAGTCCTTCACCTTGGCGAGTGCCCAGACATTCTGGCCACTGCGTAGCGAACCAGCCGTGTGCATCTCCATGTCGCCTTCCATTACGAACTCATTGAAGAACTCGAAGGCCTCATGGTTCTGAACGGGATTCCAGTCTTCAGAGACCATCGTCAGGATCTTGCGATCGGATGAGCGGACGAGAGCCTGAGTAGGAGTCTCGATGCGGTTGCCTGCCACCTCGATGAAGGTAGGGTGCTTGTCGACTGACCAGTCGAGCCCTGCTTTCTCGAGCATCTGGACGGGCGTCAGGTCGTTGTGAACGGGAACCCCGAGGCCGTGCCACGGTACCTCGCCAGCGTATGCCATAGTCTCAACTTCGTGTGCCATTGTGTATCTCCGTTGGTTTAGCTTATATTGTTATATTAGTCTTTTTTTCAAAAAATGTCAACTGTTGTTTTCTGTCGGGGCGGTAAAGCATACCACCTCGTTGATCCTGAATGCGAGCGCATTCTCGCGATTGCCGGCCAGAGCATAGTCCATAGCCGTCTGTCGCGCGTCAAAGAGCAGCGGAGCCCCAACCATCGGGCCGTAGGTCGCATCACTTTTCAGACGATGAAACGTAAGGATGTAGTAGGTCATGCTCAGGCTGCCTTGAGCATGGAGGGGGAGACGCGGTAGTTGCCGACTGAGGTCTTGACATCTACTGACTTAGTATTGACCTTGACAACAACGGCCATTAGAGTCTGGCCATGCTTGGTAGTGAACGAGACTTTCTGATCTTTACGGAAAGTCATGCCCGTCAGACACTGGAGGGTGTTGTAGCGAGCCTTCAGGATCTGTGAGAGCCTGTGGAGGTCCTGCGTGGACTCGACGGACTCGATGAGCTTTGCGATCTGCATGAGCTGAGACATTTTGAACTCCTTGGTTATCAGCCTATATTCTTATATTAGTCTTTTTTTGAAAAAATGTCAACCATTGTTTTCAAAAAAGCGGATGTCGGCTTCAGTGGTGTACGGATCGGTAGCCTGTACCTGAAGCACGAGCTCGGCAAAGAGCTGGTCAAGGCGATGACGCTCCGAGAGCACTCGATCGTAGGCCTCAGCGCCCATTGCCCAGTCATGCTGGCTGCGAACGCAGCGGATAGCCGACTGGAGCTGGGCTATAGAGTAGTCAGAGTAGGGGCGGAATTCCATCAGAAGCAATCCTCTTCTTCACCGAGCATTTGACGAAGCATGACCTCAGCCATCAAGTCGTCGATCTTGTCCTTGAGGGCTTGGGCTAGACCATAGGCCTTACCGTCCATTGCCCGGGCAAAGTTGAGTTCCATGAAGTCCAGCCCGCTCCGGAGCTGCTCGATGGTGAGGTCCTCGTATTTCCGCATGTCAGTCTCTCCATTCCTTATATTCTTATAGTAGTCCTTTCTTCAAAAAAAGTACACAAAAAAATGGCTCTTTTCGTAAAAAAAGAGCCATTAAAAATATTACGTATTTTACAGAGTCTGTTACATTCTATGAAGATACGCGGACTATTTCCATTGTACCGTCCATGTGCTCAACTATCGCAGAGCAGGTCTCTACCCAGTCACCACAGTTGACGTACGTGATTCCGTCGACGTCTCTCAGGTTGGGGTGATGGATATGGCCACATATGATTCCCTGGGCGCCCTTGGACATTGCGTAGCTCGCCAGGTTCTCTTCGTAGTCGCCGATGAAGTTGACTGCCTTCTTTACCTTGTACTTGGCCCATGCTGACAGTGACCAGTGCGGTAGGTTGAACAGATTCCTGATCTTTACGACGGCGATGTTTATGTATATGAGTACGTCGTACGCCCAGCTACCAAAGTGGGCCAGCCACTTCATCTTGTTTATGACGACGTCGAACTGGTCGCCGTGCATCACTATGAACTTTCTACCGTCTACGGCGGTATGCGTATACGTATCGGTAAGTATGATGTTTCCAAATTCGTGGTCGCCGAAGGATCTCAGGAATTCGTCGTGGTTTCCTGGAATGTATACGACCTTAGTACCCTTGCGGGCTCTTCGAAGCAGCTTCTGTATAACGTCGTTGTGCTCCTGCGGCCAGTAGAAGTTTGAGTTTAGTGCCCAACCGTCTACTATGTCCCCGACTAGATATATGCTCTCAGACTCAAACGTCTTTAAAAAGTCGAGCAGTAGGTCTGCTCGACTCATCTTAGTTCCTAAATGTACGTCAGATATAAAGACGGAGCGGTACTTCTTTAGTACCGGTTGCCTATCGTGTACTTCGTTACCAAGTTCCACTGCGACTTCTCTTTGTAGGGGATGATCTTTACCTGGTTTATTGGGGCTACTGGCTCTTTCACCGCGTCCTTGTCTACTATGTCTACTAGATTCCACTCGTCTAGAAGCAGAACAATCCTGTTTCTCCTGGCAATGTCGCTATCTGAGAAGTCAGCCTGCTTGCCGTCGAGCATAAAGAGTTCTTTGAAGTGGACTATGTAGTATCTACCCTGCTTGTGCAGGATATGGCATGACTGGTACAGCGTGTTGTCTTTCTTAGAAGCCAATCCTATTCTTGAAAGCGTCTCTTTTACTTTTAGAAAGTCTTCTGGGTTTCTAAGACGAACTTCTACTAGTTGGCTTATATTGAACATCAGTACCGCCTTTTATTAGTCTTGTTCTTATAAGGTCGATCTGTTCTTTAGTAAGGATCTTAGATAATTCCAGCGCCCTCGCATAATTTATCTTGTAATATTCCTGAATGCATTGAACGTCGGGATCCTCTACGTGCTTAGCCCACTTAGAGAACCTCTTACCTTTTCTTACAATATTTATAAGATAGTCGTTTTGCATGCGGTTATCAAGTATGCCGCTGACGTTCATCTCGTTTGCATAGTAGATAGTCTCAGGAAAGTACGACATGGCCCTGTTTGTAAGGAAGGGGTTGTACGACTTCTCCGCGAGCTCAGGGTTTTCTGAGTCGCGGATCAGGTCTTTCTTTGTAGTGTTGATAGCGGTTACGAAGTCGAATGGGTTCATTTAAACGACACCGTCATCATGGTCTCAGTCAGAAACGCTGCGAGGTTGACTTCTTGGTCTGCCACGAACGCTGCCTGATACTGGTATCTAGCGATCAGTATTACGAGGTCGGCGATAGACCCTGGCGCAAGGTGGTCGTGCGCCGTGTCGTAGAACTTGCGGAACAAGACCGTAGAGTCCATGTCGGAGTTCTCACCTACCCACCTGCGCATCTCGGTAAACTTCTTGCCCTTCAGCAGCTCGATGAGAACCCTGAAGTTGTCCTCGCCGAGGTTGACGAAGATGCCGGTATCGATCTTACCGTTTACCGAGTACCTCTGCAGCTCGTTGAGTACCCTGCGCCAGTCAGGGATATGCTTGTTGATGAGCTCGGCAACGACTGCCTTGTCGTACTCTACTCGCTCTCTATCCAGCACTCCAAGTACACGCCGGAAGAATTGTCCCGCAAGTTTAGGAAGATCTGACTTGGAAATTCTGAACTCGACGACTGAACAACGAGAGTGGAGTGGCTCAATGATTCTGTTCTTGAAGTTGCAGGTGAGTATGAACCCGCAGTTTCGCGAATATTCTTCCATGAAATTTCGTAGAGCCGGCTGCGTGGAGTTTGCGTTGAGGTAGTCTGCTTCATCGAGGATGACGTATTTTCTTCCACCAGTAAGAGATACTGAGGAAGCAAACTGAGCGATATCGTTTCGAAGTGTGTCGATGTTTCCATTCATGCTCCCGTTGATTACTATGTAGTCTGCACCGATCTGCTCAAGCATGGCTCGGGCCACCGTCGTCTTACCGACGCCGGGACCACCAGTCAGGAGTAGGTTCGGGATCTCTTTGTTCTCCACGAACTTCCGGAAAGTAGACTTTAATTCTTCCGGAAGCACGCATTCGTCGATAGACCTTGGACGGTACTTCTCAACCCATAAGAATTCATCGCGAACCATAATTTTCACCTTAGCCGTTGAACGAACTGTTTGACTCAGTAGGAACGTAGTAGCTGACAGTGTTTGACGTAAACAGTGACAGACCCCTTGACGAGATCTTCACGTTATAGTCAGTAGATATAAGCTTCATAGCGTTCTCAGCCTTGAACACCATGTTGAAGGACTTGTCAGTAGTGCCGACGTCGATCATGAAAGTGTCTGCAGACGGGTTCTTCGAGTTGCCAGAGCAGAGTCTAATTACGCTGCCGTCGCCGACTACCGTAATTTCAGGAAGCTGAAGGACCCCGGCCGAGCGTACGACCCTCTGGAGTTCTTCCTGAGTGACGTTGAACTCGATCTCTGGAGACGGGAAAGTGATTTCCTTTTCAGGTGGTGTCACGATCATAGAAGCATCTGCGTAGGTGTACAGCAGCGACTGCTTCCCAGAACTGATCTTCATGTTCTTCTCGTTGAACTCGATCTCCGGATCGTTGAAGAGCGAGAGTACGCCGAGAAACTTCGAGAGCTCATAGATGGCGAACTGTTCAGGAAAAGTCTCCTGCACAGTAGCCTTTGCGAATATGGTCTTCATCTCTGAGATAGTAGAGACGACGTTGCCGGGCTTTACCAAGATCGACTTGTTGATCGCGGCAAAGTTCTTTAAGATGACGAGTGTGCTTTCACTGATTTTCATTGTGTAGAGTCCCTATTACTTCTTCTTTTTCATGGCTTCTAGCTGGCTTGGGTCTGCAGTCGCAGAAGCGCCGATAGAGGCCAGGGCAGCGAGCTTTCCACCGAACGTATAGAACCCAGCATGCTGCAGGTGCATCCAAGGGC